TCCAAGGACAGCAGCACTGGTGTAGAGCGCAAGCTTAAACGTATCCCCGCCAACAGCAGAGAAGTTATGCACGCCTTGAGCAAGTTCTTGCTTAAAGCTTGTGCAGGGGGTCTGTACGATTGCCATTAGCTTGTCACCGGTACCCTGGCTTGGCCAGAACGATAAGCATCCTGGCGCTCCTTGCCATCGCCGAGTTGTTTAAGCAGCGCCATCGCTTCAGCGTATTTCGCCTCAACGTTGGCCACGAGGTCTTGTTCGCCCTTATTCAAGAGATATGCCTCGCGGAGTGAACCGTAGAGCAGCACCGAATCAAAGTTATCGCCGAGCCAGGACTGTCCTGCGGTCACGATCGATTCAGGGTAGTAAAAATAATGAAGCTCAATGGTGTAAGCCGCATCGGGCGTCGGACCCAGGATAAAAGTCAACTCTCTGGGGAGGCTGTAGTCGGGACCAAAGATGGCGTAGTACTTAGGCAACCCCGTTGTAGAGGGGGACGGGTAGACCTGTCGAATGTAGTTGACATCCTTATTGAGCAGGTACTCATACTCGCCGTTGGCCTTGACAGCCGCCATGCTGTAAACCGACAAGAAATCAGACGGGCACTGGAGGTACTTGTTACTAGACGTGGTTGTCCCAGTAACGTTGCGGCGCAGCGAAGGAATCTGGACGCTGTTATAAATGCGCTGCTCGGCCTGCTTGATGAAATTGTTGACGATCGCCGTGGTAAACGTCGTCTCCATGTAATTCTGAATCTGGGTTACAAGCTCGGAATAGGTCATGACAGGCTCACCGTAACATTGCCTAATTCAACATCCAGCATGATAGCCTGTGCGGGCGTTTCTGGCACCATGCCAACCGAGGCAAAAAACGAATTGCCTGGGGCTCCCAGGTAAACCGTTACAGGCTCAATAATATCGGGCCTTGGTTCGTAGATGGCAACCGCATCACCTACCGTACGAATCGGCTCAAGCTGTGGATGCTTGGGCTCGTAGCACTCGGGGCAAACCTTAAACCCCGTCCACTCCTTGCGAAGCACAAGGTACTGGTAGCGCTGGCCGCATCGGTCACACAGCGCTAGGGAGTATTTGCCAGAGGCATAGCCGCCCATGATCAGTAACCCTGCACATCCGGCGTCAAAAACACACTGGCACGATCACGGTCCTCGGCAGCAGCGCGGAAGAACTCCTCTTCGTAGAAATTCTTCAGCGTGCCGATGCGCTCAGGCGCACGCTTAATCGCGATGTAGTAGGCAAGCCCCGCAATGAGGGCAGGCAGGAAACGGAAAGAGATATCCGCTGTGTTGGTTGCCGCACCAACATCCTGTATACGACGGATGCCGTAGTACCTAAAGGTGTAGACCTGTGATGTGTCGGGAGCTGGATAGATAAAAAGCTCGGCAGGTACCGTGCGCTGCACATAAAACTGTGCGGGAGTTCCCGTTTGCAGTTTATTAGGCAGATGCAGGTACTCGTTCTGGCTGATCCGATCGAGCGTAATGTCTTGCTGATTGGTGCCAGATCCCGTGCGTAAAACAGCAGACAAGACGTCCACCGTGTCGCTGGGTAGTGAATACTGCGGGTCGCCCGGATCTAAAACCTGCTGTCGCTGCTCAATCGTCCAAAGATTTAGCCCTCGGTTGGCCCATTCGGCAAACATCAAGTTCAGGGAACGACTCGCCGTGCGAATATCGTACCCTGTGCGCACCTCCAGACCACATCGCTCGAAGGCTTCTTCGATGATGTCGTCAAACTGGAGGTTGAATGTCGCTGTGCCGGAGGTCGCCATCGTTTAGTCGCAAGCTGCTCCGCCCATGCGCATCTTCTTCACGCCTTTCATGGCCATGCGCTTGTGCTGGTTGACCGCGCCACCGTTTTTCATCATCACGGGACCGGTCTTGTCACTGGTTTTAGAGATCATTTTGTTCCGGGGGCCGCTCTCTACAGCGCCACCGCCGCGCGTTGCGCAGCCCATTCCACGTCCAGCCATGATTACTTCCCCTTCTTCATTTTGGTGGCCATACCGCCCTTCTTCATGCCATGCTTGGCCCCAGGCATCATGCTGCCATCAGGCATTTTGTGCATAGCACGACCCTTTGTGTCGGCTGTCTTGCGCTTCATGGCACGGCCTTCTTTATCAGCCATGCCCCCTTTTGCGTAACCTTTCATCATGATCAATCCCCTTGTCGGTTAACGAAACTGCGCGGTTTTTGCCGCGATTGCCTTAGGTTGCTTTACAAACTGCTTACCTGCCTTCTTCCCCGCGCGTTTCGCCCGCGTGGTTGCTGCATATTCTGCCGGAGTCAGCGATTTAATGGCAGCTTCAGGAAGATAGCGCTCACCCGTCTTGCTTGATGGCTTGCCGCTCTTAGTGCGCCATTTTTGGTCGCCCCATTCCTTTAGCGATCGCTGCGGCGCTTTCAATTCTTGTACCCTCCGCCCGCTTCTTTATACTTTTTAGCGACTAATTGTGCCTTCCTCGCGGACCACTGCCCTGCGCCTGTGCCATGTGTCGCAGCAGCCTTGACCTGGGCCACGATCTTTTTGCGAAGACTAGGCTTGGTGTAATTACCAGCAGCATTAACCTTCGACTTAGTGGCCATCACTGTCGTCCTTTTTCAGCGAGGGCATCAATTTTTGCTTCAAGCCGTTCAAAGCCTGAATCAAACCGTTCCATAATTCTTTCAAGGTCCGCACGAACCTCTGCACGAGTGATGTGATCACGAGCGATTTCCTCCCTCGTTCTATTAAGCAGAATTTGAATGCGCTTCTGCTCGTCGTGGTTCATTTTAATCATGAACATCACCAAAGCCACAAAGAAAGACGTGACTAGATTCCAAACGATAACACCGGTGTCCATCTAACACTTCCATCGTCTTCGAGCTTGTCTGATGCGGCTGTTGGGATCTTTGGCCGCTTCTGGGTACATCTTCATCTGACCTGCCGACCGAGCGCAAAAGGACTTTCTGCGTGCAGCGTCCTTGGGGCCTGGGTTGTCCGAGGTGACGGCGGTCTTAAGCTTACTGCCAGGATTGGCCTTGCGGTAAGCTTCAACACCTTTTTTCGTCATCCCGGCACCTTGCTTAGTCGGCCTAAAGTTTCCACTCTTGACCGACGTCGCAATGCCCATGCCTTTGGACTTAGCCATTACGCTGCTGCTCCGCCTTCAAACAAGAAGGTTGCCGAAGTAATCTCAGCGGAACTGAAGGTTGCGTGAACGCCGTCTTCAAATAAGATGCCCATGTCAGGGATGATCAAGTCCTGAGATCCCGCAGAAGCAGGTGTGGTCATGGTCAACTTGACCGTGCCTCCTGATCCGCCGCTGCGTAGCGTCAGAGTCGCAGGCGTCGCGGTATGCGTAAAGTACAAACCGAGAAGACGCGTGCGCCCGTTGATCGCCGTCGCAGTCGTGGTCTTTTGGACCGACTGGATATTACTGAAGCTCATGTGAGCCTCCTATTAGACTAGGTCGCGGGCCTGGAGATAAAGGACCGTCACTGTCGCAGCACCTGCGGCACCGTTACCGTTCTGCGCGGTGAAGTCAGCAAGTACCTGGATGTCCGTGGTTCCAACGTCAGTGGCTTCTGTGTCCAGCGTGCCGCGCGTCGTACCGACACTCTTGACACTGGTGCTGGGGATGAAAGCGTCTGCATCGGCAGAGGTTCCCACAACGACGGTTGCGGTTCCTGTGTCATCGTTTGCAGTCGTGACGTTAAGGATGACGTCGATAATCTGCGAACCAGCAGGAATCGTAGCGACAACTTGGTCGGCAGCGGAAGCGCCGATAATGTCAATAACAGCCGATTGACCCATTACCACGAAACCGACATTTGCAACATTGGTGCCGACTGTCGTACCGGTGGTTTGGGAAATAGTACCGGCTTTAACTGGGCCGGAAAAAGTGGTCTGGGCCATGAGTTCCTCACATGCGATATCGGTACATCAGTCTGCATGTCGTCAGCCGGGACTGTCTGATGCACCGGGCTAACCCCGGAATAAACCTAGTATAAATAAAAAAGGGGGTTTTGTAACCCCCTTTTCTTGGTGCCGTTTAGGCTCCAGGCGAACCGAACATGCCTCGCGGATCCGAGAATCCAAACGAGTAACGCTCGCGAGCTTTGTACTTGACGTTGCCCGTATCGAAGTCGCCTTCGAAACCGGTACGCATTGCAACACGCTCGAACATCTTCATGCCGTTGGGTGCATCGGTCTTCACGAACCATGCATCGGGGTCGGTCAAGAAGTGGTTCACGGTATAGCCCTGAGGAACCATGCCCATGTTCTTGATCGCATTGATGTCGTTATCTGCTGTACCAACACGCAGCGTCGACTTCATGATGCGGTCTGCCGTAAACATGAGTTCTTTCGGGATGATGAGCTTCAGACCTTGAACAGCGATCTTCAGTCCACGTTCGTCGGTGAACGCAGCGATGTCGATCAATGCCTGCTCAAGCGACGTTTCTGACAGGTCAGCAGGAACGGTAAGCTCGTTCTTGAGGTCTGGTCCGCCCAGGGTTGGGTGATCCAGAGCACACAAGGGCTTGCCGTCGCCACCGATTGAGGTGTCAAAAGCGCCGTTGAGGATTGCAGCAGCTTTGATCTGCTTGGTCTGAGCCATCGAGCGGGCCAGCGACTTGGTGTAGCGAGCAGCCAAGCGGTCGTAGAGGTTGTCCTCGACGGCCTCTTCGGTCAGCGCGAACGCCAAAGCGATGGTCTCGTGGGTGTAGCGTGCGGTGTAGACCTCTTGCGCGTTGTCGTATGCGACGCCTGCGCCTTCGTTCTTCACCGGAGCCTCACCAAAGCCCGATTCCATCACCTCTTCTTCAAACGCACGGTCTGAAGATTCGATGCTATAGATTTGGGTGTGCTCGTTCTCATAGTTTTTATACTCGAGACCGAACAGAGCGTTGAGACCGGGCTCAAGCTCTTTCACCAGTTGTGCGCGTGAAATTGCCATGATTAAGCTCCTTGCCCAGCAACACCAGCACTGCCGTACAGGTGCTCATTGATCTTTACAACGACCACTGCATTAGTCCCAAACTCGTTGCCTGGAACATCCCACAAACCAACAATCTTAAGGTTCAGGGCTGCGGTCTTTGCGATCGTGGACGAGTCGAGTTCCATGGAAGAAACACCTGTGGTGGTGCTGCCGCCAGTACCAACAACGTCTGCATTTTTGCCGATGTCAGTCTGTGCAACCGACTCATCAACCTGGACGATAAACAACTGGTTGGGATCGTCAAGCACGTCAGCAGTGATTTCTCCCTGCGTGATGTTGACCGAACCGGGGTAGTAGTTCTTCCAGGTGGGCTTGCCGGTGGTGGGATCAATGTAGTTACAACCATTGAACACGCCAACTGCTGCCGTATGGGTTGCGGGTGCAAACTTGACGAGATAACCGTCATAAACGGTCACTAGGTCGCCTTGGTAAATCGCGCCAGACTGGTTGTCTGCGATCAGGTAGCCATACTGCTTCTGAGCACCTGTTGCGGACAAGTTGCCGATGGGGCGAAGACCAAAGGGCTTATCTACGTTAGCCATTTGTCTATCCTTGCATAGGTTTAAGTTTCAGCCGACTCGCGGCTGCCAAAAGTGGTACGAGAGCGACGCTCAGGAGTGCCGATTCGCATCGTGTCATGAGCATTGGCCTTCAACATTTCATTGTCGACGGCACGTTGTTGATCTCGGGCCCGTTCTCGGTAATACGCAGTTCGCTCACTAGCCGTCTCTACAGGGATTCTCGCGAGCAACAAACTTCCGACACCAATGGTGCCAGCGTGTTTGCCGTCGTCCATCGACGAGGCATGATAGTCCGGGTACTCGTCAGCACGAACCAGCTCGTACCCCTCGCGGAGCTTGGCTGCAACGTTGCTTCGATCATCGAACCCATTAGCTTCACGTCGAATCCAGCGATGTTGGAATCCTTCGGGAGCGGGTGGAGCATCCAGTTTGGAAGGAGGTGCCCAGGGACGGCGACGCGTGGACTTCTCGCGCGTTTGCGACGCACGGGTTTCACGTTTCAATTTAGGCACCATCGGTGCGCTATCGTTGGTCTGCATTTCATCCATGATTAATCCTTCACGTACTTGGCATATTCCTCAAGCGGAACGCCCAGTTTTTTGGCAATGGCAACTTGACTTGGTGTCAGCTTGACCACGCGGCGTGCTGATGTGTTAACCCCGGACGACCGGGCAGCAGGCGCAACCGTTTGCACGGGTCGGTTGGCTCTGGGCGGATTCATGTTATCAGAGCTATTCTGATTTGTGAATCGATGTGGAAAAGATTCCTGCATACGACGATCTAATTCGTTGTAGTACTGGTTATTACGTGGCGAAACGCCCTCAGCAATCAAATCCAAGTGGATCGCGCGCGCCGCAGCCGTCATGACCTTGTCTGCGCCAAACCACTCATTGCGCTCGGCCCATTCTTCAGCCCGTGGATCAATAGCCGCTTGCTGTTGCACCGCTTGTTGCTGCTGGGCAAGGCGCTGAGCCTGCTGCTCCCAGGCCTGCTGCTGAGCAAGCTGCTGTTGTTCGTAGGCTTGACGATGCTCCTCGGCAGAAGCTAATCGCTCCTGCTCTACCGTGATGGAAGTCAAACGCTGGGTGGCTTCGGTCTCAGTATCAATGTCGCCTTCTTCACGCGCTTTCTTAATGATCTGCTTAAGCGCCATGACCTGCGTTTCAATACGACCCTTGGCCTCGCCAATACGCGCACCATCGGTTTGGACAAGGCGCTTTTCCGCCTCCGCAGCACGCTGCTGAACTTGCTTGGCGTATTCCAAGGCCGCTTGCTCACGGCGCTCGGTTTCGCGAAGCCGCGCAGTCAGCTTGTCAATGCGTCGCTTGACCTTGTCACTGTATTCGTCCAAATCTTCCGAGGAAGTTTCCTGCTTGGGCGCAGCAGGCGGAGCCTGCTCTTCTTGCTCAAGCTTTGCATCGGTGCCGTCTTGATTCAACGACACCGTTGCCGGGTCTTCATCTTCCCCGAGCTTGAATTCCAATTGCTCATTAGCCATCTCTAGGCTCCTTACATATGCAAGATATCTTGCGGATCGTTGATAAGGCCGATGACCTCATCGTCGTTGATAAACCGGATCTCTCCGCCATCGATCGGAATGCGTGCGCCCGCATAACGGCCAAACACAATCCAATCGCCCTTTTTGCACCACGCCCCGGCTGGGAACTTCTCGCCATCGGCATAGGCCAACGGTCCAAGTTCTAAAACATAGCCAACGGTAGTTGCAAGCTGCGTGCGCTTTTGTGTCTCTTCCGACAACACAATGCCGCCCTTGGTCTTTTGCGCGCCTCGATAAGGCAGAATCGCAATGCGCCATCCCGTTGGCCGTGGCAAACGGTTCAAGACACCTGGATCAAGGGTATCGGGCGAGAACTTGCCTTCTTCATCATAGGCATCATCAAGCACAGGCACACGGGCTTTTTCCTGCTCCTGCCACTTGCGTTCTAGCGCGGTCAACGGTCTTTCTTCAACGACTTCCATATCGGACTCCTGGGGTTAAAAATCTTCGGCTTGCCACTGTTTAATTTCTTTCTTCACTAACTCTTCAACCATGGTCAAGGCTTCAAGACGTCCGATAAGAAAACGATAACGCTCCATGTTTTGCACGGAACCGTTCACAAGGAACACCTGCGTGTCCTCACGAAGCTTTCTGATTTCTTTCAGTATGTGTTCTACAAAATTAAGCATGGCCACAGTCCATGAGAAAAGCAGGCAGATGGGCTCTGCCTGAAAGCCTTATGTTCAATAAATCTTAACAGGTCGGTTGCCGTCCTTCTTCTTCACAATCATCACGGGACCCTGCACACCCTTAGCCAAGCCACCTTCACGCATCTTGCGTGGCTTACCGGCCTGGGCATAGGCAATGGCAGCAGCCTGCTTAATGGCATCGCCCTTGTTCTTGGGCTTGCTGGTCCCGATGCTACCCGTTTCCCTGTACTTCTTGATGATCTCGCCAATGTTGCTTGAAATCACCTTCTGACTTTTGCCTCGCTTAAGCGGCATTTTGATTTCTCCTTTGATTCAAGGCCTGCACGTTCTGCGCACGGCGCATATTGCGAT